TTGTATGAGTTTTTTTCTACTCCAGATAGTTTTCTCTCTTTTTCTTCAACTTTGTTTTGATCTTCTTCACTCGGCTGCAAAGCTATGTCACGGTAAAAACCAGTGACTTGCATTTTTTTAATATCGTTTTCTGTTCTTTTTAAAACATGAGTTACTCTCTCACACTCCTCTAAGTTTGTAGCTGTATACGGAACAACTAAATCTTCTGAAGGAACAAATTTAGAGACAGCTCTGCCAAGGTTGGAGTCATAATAAATTTTTTTAAATGTTGAGCCAGAGAGTGGTAGATAAAATAACATTTGATCTAGCTCAGGATCATACTCCTCCATGACATGCATCATTTGATAATTCATAAACTCTGCAACACGTTGAGCTTGATCCTCTTTTTCTTTCGTAGCCAGACCAATAACCTGTGCTCGCACAGGACCACTAGCTGGTAATAATTCTTTGTACGCTTGCGCTTGAAACTGAGTAACTGACTCAGCTAACAACGGATGTGTGACTCCGCTGGCGCCTTGAAATGGTTGACTTCTTTCACTGTAATTTAGTCCTAACAAATCTAGTCCTTTTGTGTAGGCCTCTTCCCACTGTTGTCTAGATCCTTTATCGTCCTCATATGATTGACGTAGTTCGCTTGAAATGTTTGTTAATACATCTGGGTCCATAAACTCTGCAAGATTACCGTCAAAACCTGTTTCTACCTGCTCTTGTTCTGGATTTACAACAGCGCCTCCGTCTTCAGTCATTTCAATATTTATAGGCTCATCTGTGCCAGGCTCTAGTTG